TTTGGTAAACGTAGAACGCGTAACCACAAAGAGCGGCACGCGAGTAATTGAGAGAGAGGCAGATCAGACGCCGTTTGACAATGTAGAGGAGGCGGCAGAGTTCCCGGAGGTATCTACACCGCAGTTTGATAGCATTGATTACAAAGTAAAGAAAAAAGGCGGTATTCTTAAGGTTACGCAGGAATTGTTAAGCGATACTGCGGAAAATATCATGGGCTACCTTAAAAAGTGGATCGCCAAGAAGTCAAAGGCAACACGTAACTTTATGATTATTGCAAAGATCAAAGAGATCTGCGCAGGCTTAGAGGTTCCGGTAACCGGCTTAGATAGCCTTAAGGATATTTTTAACGTTATGTTAGATCCTGCCATTGCGCTAGGATCCGTGGTTGTAACCAATCAGAGCGGTTTTAACTTCTTAGATAAGTTAAAAGACGAAAAAGGAAACTATATTTTACAGAAAGATCCAACGCAGGCAACAAAAAGGCTGCTATTTGGAGAATATCCGGTAATTAGATTGTCAAACAAAACTTTGCAGAACGTAAACGGCAAGGCACCTATTATTTGCGGCGATCTTAAAGAGGCGATTACTATTTTTGATAGAGAAACGCTTACTATTGATATTTCCAACCTTGCAGCGGGAATGTGGGAAAAGGATCAGACCGGAATTAAGGTTAGAGAGCGTTTAGACATTCAGACAGTAGACGCAGACGCGGTAGTAATGGGATTGGCTACCGTGGCAACAACCGGAACCGACGTTAACGGCGACGGTGTAGCAGACGACCTTAACGGCGACGGCGAATACAACGAGGCAGAATTAAATAAATTGAGCCGCGAAAATATCATTGCATTAGCAACGGAAAAGGGCTATGTAATGACTAAGACGGCGGCAGATCCTAAAGCAGAGGTTGTAGCAGATTTCTTAGAGCAGCAGGCAGCAGCAAAGGCAGAGTAATACAATAGGGGCGGCAACGCCCCTATGAAAGCGAGGTAACAAGGTATGATTTTAACACTTGACGAAGTTAAGAACCATTTAAGGGTAGATCTTGACGACGACGACGCACTTATTGAAAATCTAATAATTGCCGCGCAGCAGTATTTAGAGAACGCGACCGGCAAAGAATACCCGGAAAAAGATAGCGACGGCAAGGAAATAGATTATAGCTTGGAAAAAGTATATCTAAACTTGCTAATTGCTTATTGGTATGAGAACAGAGGAGCAACAAGCACCAATAAAGCGAGTGCGGCGAATGGATCCGCACCGGACGAGTTTACCTATGCTACACGATCGCTATTATTACAGTTGCAATTAAAGTGAGGCGGTAAAATGGATATAGGCAGAACAAATAAAAGGGTAACATTTTGCAAGTTCGCAGAGGAACAAAACGAAATGCACCAAACAGAGCAGGTATTAAAGAAAATACGGACGGTTTGGGCGAGCGTAGAACCGAAAAGCGGGCGCGAGTATATCGAGGCAGAAAAAGAACACCCGGAATTAACCTACATCATAACAACCCGCTACATGAAAGACATAACCCCGGATATGTTTATACAGTTCCGGGATCGTCTTTTTAACATTAAGTCTATCCGAAACATAAGGGAAAATAACGAAATGTTAGAAATATCCTGCACCGAGAAGATCGACGAGGCAAGGAGCGTAGTAGAAAATGGCTAATTTTGAATTTGAGTTAGAGGGTTTGGACGAATTAGAAAGCGATCTAAGGTTTGCAATGGAGGAATACCCAAAAGAAATGCGTAGCGGTTTAAGAAAGATCGCAAACGATTTCAAAAAAAGTTGCAAAGCAAGAACACCGGACGGAAAAACAAGCAAGGACGCGTCTAAGAAATTGCGCAGGAAATTTGGCACAAGGACAAAAGTAGAGGGCGACACAACGTTAGCACTTGTTTACAATTCGGCTAGGCACTTTCACTTAGTAGAAAACGGACATAATCTAGTACGAGGCGGGCAGGTTGTAGGTTGGGTGCCGGGTAAACACATGATGGAGCAGACAAGAAACGAGTACCAAGACGTAATACCGGAGAGATTTGAAAAACTATGCGACGAAACGTTAAGGAGGCATGATTTATAGTGTTATCACACGTTGTAATAAAAACGGCAATAAACGACCTACTTAGCAGCGCCACCGGCTTAAAAATTTACGGAAAAGAAGTAACGGAGGGATATACAACACCGTCGTTATTTGCAGAAATTGTAAGCAAACCTTTTAAGAGAGAAACGCGAGATTTTGCAAAATCCGGATTTACAATAAAAATAACGTACTTCCAACCGGCACCGGACGAATTAGACCAAATGAGGCTATTAGACAAGGTGCGCGACGCGTTCGGAATGAGCGTTAAGATTGCGGATAGGGTACTAACAGTAGGCGAAATAACCCACGATTACGTAGGGCAGAAATCGGATATTTTACAAATATCCATTGATTTTGATTTTTACGAAAATACTACGCCGGAAGAAACCGCAGAAATAGCGAACGAATACGGCTTAGAGATTAAGAAAAACGAGGAGGCATAAAGGCAATGAGTACATTAAAAGCACCGGAAATTAACATTTCCTTTACTGAAAAGGGCGCAAGCGCTATTGCAAGAGGATCCCGAGGGGTTGTACTTTTGGGAGTAAAGGACGCGATTGTAGCACCGCTTAAAAATCCGGTTATAATCACATCAACCGGTGATATTCCCAACACATTAGATGATACAACAAAAGCGCAGATTAAATTAGCACTAATCGGCTATCAGACCGCACCACTTAAGGTATTGGTATATGGTATGGGAATTGCAAAAGAGGCAGAAAGCGACGCAGTAGACGAGGCGTACACCGCAGCGCAGAAAGCGTGGAAAGATATTAAGTTTGATTATTTGGCTATCCCTAGCGTATCAACAGACGGCAAGACGCAGGAGATCGCAACTTGGGTTAAGTCCATGCGAACCGCGAAAAAGCGAATTAAGGCAGTATTGCCAAACGTGGCAGCAGATACAGAGGGAGTAATTAACTACACGATCAATAAAAACGTGTACGCAGAAACGATTACAAACGAGGACGGAACAACAAGCAGGGTAACAACAGAATATACCGCAGAACAGTATTGCGGGCGTATTGCAGGCTTACTTTGCGGCACACCGTTAACAATTTCTGCGACTTATGCACCGCTTAACGAATTGGAAGATTGTGAGAGATTGGAAGATATAGACGAGGCGGTAGGAAAAGGCGAATTTGTCGTATTTTACGACGGAGAAAAGGTTAAGACGTCGAGGGCGGTTAACTCATTTACTACAACCGTGCAGGGCAAAGGCGATAGTTACAAGAAATGCAAGATCGTAGATTGCATGGATCTTATCGCTGACGATTTAACAACCGCGATCGAGGACGACTATCTAGGAAAGTACGCCAACAGTTACAATAATAAATGCGTGCTTATTTCTGCTATCAAAATGTATCTTAAGCAGCTTAATATCGACGGTATCATATCGGAAGATTTTAGCGTAGATTTTGATATTGAGGCAATCAAGGTATATTTGATTGGCAAAGGCAAGTACACCGAGGAGGAGTTAGCAGCAATGGACGATACCGCAATAGCGAAGTTAGACACCGGATCGCGCGTAATGCTTAAAGCAAACGTTACGATCTTAGACGCTATGGAGGACGTGGATTTACCTATTGCAATCTAAGAGAGGAGGCTAAGACAAAATGAAAGATTTTAGAGCAAACCAAGTAATTAACGGTACTTGGGGGCAACTTTGGTACGACGGCGAGTATTTAGCGGAAATTATCTCATTTAAGGCAGAGGTAGGCTATAAGAAAACCGCAGTTTCGCAGGTTCAGAAAATGGCAGACGGTCAGAAAATTACCGGTTTAGAGCCTAAAGGAGAGTTTAAACTACATCATGTTAACGATAGCGTGATGAAGAAAGAGCAGGCAGCAGTTAAGGCAGGAAAGACACCGGTACACACAATTATTTCTAACGTGTCTGATCCGGACGCAGTAGGATCGGAAAGAGCAGCATTTTATAATTGCGTGCTTGACAAAATGATTATTGCCGATTGGGAGGCAGGAAAGTTGGGCGAGAGATCCTACGCCTTTACGTATGATGATTGGGATCCAATCGAAACAAGTTCATAATACCAACACAACACCTAAAGGGGCTGCATGAGCAGCCCTTTTTATTTTTGAAAAATGGAGGGCTAACAATGAATTTAGCAGAGAAATTATTAAAAATCGACAAAGGCGAGTTTGACAAGGAGAAAACAACACAGATCCCGAGTAGACAGTTATCGGAGTTATTGGGAGAACCTACAAAAATTACAATTAAAGCGCTTAACCCGCAGGAAGTATTAGACATTTCGGCAAGCGGATTGGAC